AAGTTTGGGTATATCCATTGGTCATCAGTGTCTAACGGTCTATCTAATGTTAATCTATAAACTCCACCACCAGCAACACCACCACTACTACCGTATGATAAGTTTATAACATCATATTTTTTTGAGAAAAACCCGTCTTTATGAAAACTTAATGAAAGTTTTTCAGGTATGTCAATTAGCTTTGCATTGTTACCAGCTATCCAAGTATCTTCATCAATTTCAAAATAATCACTACCAATTACAGGCGCAGATGTTTGTAGTAAAGTGTCTGTTTCTGTTGGTGATGAGTTACCTATTAATTTAATTTCTGTTTTTATAAACTCTGGTGCTTCATTTTCTATAGCTATAATTTTATACTTAGCTTGTTCAGGAACTGCAGAGTTGCTATCAACTTGTTTTTTAAGATATAAAAACGTTTCTTCATCTACTTTATTTCTTTCAGAAGAAGGAAAAGACAACCAAACGTTACCATCTTCAGCTCTATAAACCCTGTCCATAGCTAAGTTGTAGTACTCGTTTGAAGTTTCTTTTACGTAAAATTTAAAGGATGTTGACCAAGAAGGTGGCGGCGTAGAAACTCTTGTTTTTAATTGGCTTTTGCCTGCCGCTTGTTTTTTAGGTATAAAAAAGCTAGACTCTGGATTACTAAACACTGGTGTTTCTCTACCATACTCGTCTAGATATGTTACTCCAACTTGATAGTTTCTTATTGTTTTTAATGTTGGTAAACCTCTATAATCACTGTAGTCGTAGTTTGTTTTTATATACTCTACACTACTAGTGTTGTTACCCATAAAAAGTAATTGGTATTGAACTAAACTACTATTATCAAAGCTTCTATCAAATCTTGTTACGTGTGAGCTTTCTAAAACTGGCTTTACATCTAAATTATAGTTTTGAAGATAATTTCCAAATACAATTCTGTTACCAGTTATTTCTTGAGACAAAGCAACTCTTGGCACGTTGTCATAAGGTCTTAATAGTTGATTTGAAGGAACTACAGAATATATAAGATCAGATGTAACTTTAAACATATTAGCTTCCCAATTAGAAAAACCTGGAAAACCATTTAGCATTACGTTACCATTAGTGTCTGTTGCTTTTACTTTATCAACTATATATATTGTAGGAGAGTTAGATTCTTTGTATAAAAGATCTACTTGAACTACATCTTCAGGTAAGTCGTGTGGCTTAAAGTTTCTTAACTCTAAAGACTCAATGTAATTTTGCATACCTTTGTTGTATGCTATTTTAGAATCGTAATCAAAATTTGATGCAGAAAATACTACATCTGAGAAAGGTGCGAACGTAGAATATTCACCATCTTGGTATTTGTATCTATAACTAAATCTAGGAAACTTTTTTTCAAATAAAGAATCTTCGCCAGGTATTTGCATAACGCTGTAGGTAACGCTATTTAAAGGTGTATTACCAGCAGCACTAGAAATTTTTATAATATAAGCATTGTTAGGAAAAAAAGAAGTTGTATTAGGAATTGGCTGATTACTTACATTTTCAGCTATTATAGCTCTTACCTCATGATCTTCTGGCAGTTCACCAGGACCATTTAAAAATCTAATTTCATCTCCAGCCTCAAAAGCATAACCGTTTTGAAAGTTATAAAACTGAACTATAAAACCATCACCTGGTTCAACTAAGTTATCTGTATTTTGAGAGTTTGCCGGAGCAAAATCTACATCAGATTGTGCAAGTATAGGTAATTTAAATTTAGGGTTTATAAGTAAAGGTGTATGTGGTGCTTTTCTTATTAATGTTACGTGTTTTTCTTGCAGCATTATGTTGTTTGATATACTTATATTTCTATCAGGAACAACAAGTCTTGTATGGCTGTCTATGCTAGTTGTCCCAGCTTTACACCTTTGTATATTTATTTTTTTAGGTTCGTTGTAATTATCTGTCCAAAAAAGAAAATCATTAAGTATGTTTATACCAGTGACTAATTGTCCAGGTTGGAAATTTAAAACTCTTTTATCACCAGGGTGAGAAAATATAAACGAGGAAGATTGACTGTTACCACCAGAAAGAGGTGGTACGTTAAAAGGATTTTGAAGTGTTACAGTAATGTTTCCAAAAGAATCTGGAGCACTTACATTTGTTACTGGATTGTTACCAAAATAAGACATTTGAGCAAGTGCATCATCAAATTGAACAACCATACCTACTTCAATTAAATCAACACCTGGGTAAGGGTTTCCGTTAGAATCAAGAGTTTTTACAAGAATCGTATTAGCAGTACTATCATGGTTACCGTAAGAAGTTCTTATTCTATAAATATCAACAACTACAGGTGTTACAACGTTGTCTTTGTATTCAAATATAATATCTCTACTCATTGTATCGTTTAAGCCAGCATAAACAGGACCTGAAACTAACCAGTATAAAGCATTGTTTTTTTCATCAGCAACTGTACCAACACAATAAGAAGAATCACCTACTTCGCTACCCTTCATTAAAAGCTTATTACCCAATATATTTTCTATAGCGCCAACGTCAGAACTATCTGAAGTTGATATTTGCACGTTCATTGCATCTCTATATTGACCATTAGGCACTAACCTTTCATCAAGGTCTTTATTCATCTTACCCTGAGTGAAATTATTTTTAATCTCTGGCATGTATTAGTGTTTTATTTGCTTAGACTTACCTCTAAGTATTTGACTTAATTCTTCTATCTTTATATTTGATAATCTTAGTTTTGCAACTCTTTTAGCTGCAAATTTTTCTTTTTTAAACCTGTTAACTAAATACTCAGGTGTGTTAGCTCTTGTTGCTAGTATTGCATGTGCTATACACTTGTACATCGCTTCTTCAGCAAACTTATGCACTATCATCTCTTCATCAGTACCTAAGCTATCACTTATGTAATCTAACACTATATCTTTACCAGATATATTAGAGCTAAAATAAATATGACCAGAATTGTTATCTATAAAATAAGACCCGTTGTCTTGCGCAAATTGTGGGTCTATACCAAATCTTTGTCCTTCATTTTGGTACATTATATTATCTTCGTAATCATCATTACTATTCTGGGTTGATGTGTTTGATTTAGATTTGTATTTTGACCAAGAGCCTGATTCTTTATTTAAATCTACAAATATAAGTTCTTCACCTGTAATTTGCGTGTTTGTAGGAGCACCAGGATTAACACCTATAGAACCATCTAACAACCATTGCTCGTAAGCTGGGTTAGTAATTGTTATTCCCATGCCAGGGTAATTATTACTAGTTGAATCACCTACAGTAGCTACAGTTGTGTTTTTAGGAATACCAGGGCCATAGACTGTCATACCAACAACTATGTCTTGTTCTGCAAAAAAGTTTATTTGCATACCACTACCAGGACCGTAGGCTAAGTAGTGAGTTGTTGTGTTACCGTTTAATAGTGTTCTTGAATCACCAGTTACAGCAACTCTAGTTTCTTTAGCAAACTTAGGCAGTAGTTTGTTAGACTTAACATCACCAACACCATCTTTATTTGATTTTTTACCTGTCGCTGTAATACCATACTCTTCATATTCGTTTGAAGCTGGTATACTATAAGTTCCTGTGACAGGATCATAAACACCACCAGCAGTTTTCCTAATAAAACTATTTGTTTCTAACTTGTAACTACCATCAGCGTTTTGTTGGTAAGAAGTAGGGTTTGATGTTTTTGAAGTTGGATATAAAATTTTTGCAATACCATCTTCATCAACGCAAGAAACTTTTACATAATTAACGTAGTCTTGTGGTAATGGCATTTTTAAAGTTGGTGGTACGTTGTACTCTAAAGCTTTAGTTGATTTAAAAGTATCAAAGCTTAATTCTTGCAAAGCCCTCATAGCATGAAACGCTACATCTGTTCTTCTAGCTCTACTAATTATTTTATCTTCACCAACGTAAGCTATTATAAATTGATTTATTATATCTGTTAATAGAGTAAACTGATAGTTACCATAGTTTTCATCTCCACTGTTTTGTATTCCGTCAGCTCCTTCGTAGTAATATCTTTGTGATGCGTTTAGTAGTCCCATGTATTATTGTTTTTCTTTTTGTTCTTTAACTTGATCTAGCTGTGTGCCTATTTGAACTAATCCAGGTTTGTTTAGTGTTATACCAGCGTAAGCAAGTATCTTAACAACTAAAGCATGTTCTTCAGATCTATGTAACTCAAAGTGTTTTGAGTTAGTTGCGTCATGTAGCGCATTACTACCAATAACATTATAACCCCAGTAAACTTTCTCTGGTTCTTTTACATATGTAGCTACTATAGTACCACCTGGTAAATTTTTTGGAAACACCTCAAGCATATCACCACCTGACTGGTTTTCATATCTTGTATAAACAGGTCTTATTGCTGTTGGCTTTGCTAATGGTGATGCAGATACGTACATTAATTCTTTAGCATCAAGCTCTTCAACTTCTCTTCCTCTATAACTTAATGTACCTAGTCTATAGCATTTGTCAGGTAAATTGTAAAGTTGAGCAGATGAGCTTATTGTTGTTAATACTTTTTGTTTTTTAAATAAACTAATTTTTTCATCTAAAATATCTAACATATCAGAGTACTCTGTGCTATTACCAGGTCCTCTACCATATTGATTAACGTCATAAAAATATTGTTCAAAGGTTTCCATCTGCGCTTGATTTGCAAATAGATTAAATTCTTGAGGTGTTATATAACCTCTTTGTTCTTTATTAGCTAAAGCTAAAACTCTTTGATATACTGTATCTACGTTAACCATTTTTTTTATTTTTTATAAGGAAACGCTTTATTAAGCGCATCTTTTCTTTTATTACAATTGCAACCTTTTTTACCAAATACACCTTGCTTATTTAAGTACTGTGTAAACGATTTTATACCAGTCGCTGTTGTAAATTTTTCTACTGTATCTCCCAGTCCTTGTGATTTCATATTTTATTTTTTTTAGTAGTTGCAGTCGCCCCGTAGAGCGACCGCTTCTACAGTTTGATTATTTTAATCTTTTTTCTAATGTTTGGTAAATCTCCATACCTTCATCAGTCTTAAACCAAGCAGCTAAAGCTGTATATGGATGCTCATCAAAAGGAACGTTCATTAATTTTCTATTGTTAGAAGCCCAACTAAAAGTTCTTTGGTCTGAGGATAATTTTAATAATCCTAATTCAGTTGCTCTAATACCAAAGTTTCTTAACATAACATTATCATCTTCAAGTAAATCTAAGAACAAACCAGGGTTGTTTCTAGCAAATACAAGCAAATCACGCTTAAGTTCCTTAGAACTCATCTTAGATACGCTAGAACCTTTCTCAACACGCATTATAGCTTCTGCCATATCAACATCCATGTCTCTAGCAGCTATTATTGCATCAGCTTCTAATTCTAATATTTCTATGTCTTGATTAGCTTCTTCAATAGGTTTATATTCAGTATAAACTTTATCTCTATGTGGGTGGTACAAAGATAACATTTTTTGTAAAACTGTTTTTTCTTTTTCTACAAATAAAGTACCGTTTCTAAATATAACATGAGCTAGTCTTTGATCTCCTTTCATTTCATCAACAAAAGGTGTTCTTTGGTTTTCACAATACTTAAGCTCTCTTTCATAACCTTTTTCTTCGTCAAAATAATAAATGTTAGAAGACTTTAGCATGTATGATAAAGGTTTTTTATAACCTTTTAAGTTATAAACTCTATCTTTCATTTCCCAAGTTGGTTTTTTAGGTTCAACTTTCACCTTTGGTTTTGGTGTTTCAACAACTGGTGCTTCAACAACAGGTACCTCTACCTTTTCTTGTTTTTTTGCCATAATATAATATATAATAAAATTAATAAATAAAAGGACCGAGGCCGAAGCCCCGGTTCTTTATAATAAACAGTGCTTATTTCATTAACATGAAATTGTTAGCACCTTGTGTAATTAAACATCTTTCAGTTAAGAAGTGTAATTGCATTGCATCTAAAGCAGATGTAGCAGCACCAACAGAACCAGTAACCCAAGACTTCATTCTTCGGTCATCAGTTTGTGAAGCTCTATATCTTACATGTAGAAATGGTCTCTTCATACTTTGTCCAACAGTTTGATCATAAACTGAAGAAGTACCAGCAGGAATCATAACCCCTCTAATAGCAGCACCAGCAGCTGCAGCAGAGTTAATACCACCTCTTGTAGCTTTGTCATTTAAGTATCTAAAGTCAGATTTGTAGAAGTCATAAGAACCTCTTCTGAAACCAGAGAAACCTAAATTTAATGCCATATCTTCAGAGTTGTTGAATACACCGTATGATGTACCTCCAGCTCCGTAAGAATTCATTGAAGCTAACATATCGTCCATAGCTAAGCTAGTAGATCTGTTAACGAACATCATGTATTCTTCAATAGCACCTTGCTTGTCAAACTCAGCTAAGATAGCGTCAAATTCAGCTAAATCAGTAGAAGCGTTAACACCAGTTACACCAGTAGTTACGTTACCTCTTGATTCGATAGCAGCAAATAAACCTTCAGTACCTGCAGTATTAGCAGTATTTAAAGTAGATGAAGGAGCAATTGTAGCACCAGGAACCTCAGAAGCAGCAGCAGCAAACTCAGATTCTAGCATTGACATTTCAATATAGTCATTGAAACGAGCTCTAGTATCAGACTCAGCTTTTAAGTACCATAAGTAACCTGATTGTCCTAACTCAGTAGATACTTCAACCCAACCAATTCTTGAAGCGTCAGAACCAGATACTTCGTAGTAATCTTTCATAATAATAGGCTTATTTTGGAAAGATTTAAAAGTTGGCTCATTAGCACCTCTAGCGTCAGTAGTGTTTGTAGTACCAGCAGCAGTAACATAGTTTGTAGCTTTACCATACTCAGAACCATAAACTAATATAGTAGTTCCGTCAGCAGTAGTGTTTGCAGATAAAGCAGACTGTCCATAAGGTAGTACATCAAGTACAGCACCGTTAACAACAGCAACTAAACATTTGAAAACACCATCAGAGTTAGAAACGATAATAGTATCGTTAACTCTAATACCGTGACTTGCAGCTGTAAAGCCAGTAGTTCCGTCGATATCGTTTTCAATTGTTATTTGCGCAATGTTAGATACACCAGTACCAGGATCAGCACCTGCAGTTGCAGAATTAACGTTACCTGTGTAAGATAAATGTAATCTTGATTGTTCAGACCATACAACTTGATCAGCTGTCATAGCCTCTTCAGCCCCAACTTGTGATAAGAAACCTGAAATAGTTCTCGGTCCGAAAACTTCAGCTTCTTTTTCCATTAGGTCCGGTAAATATTGCTGTGCCCAACCTTCATTGGCTGTACCAGCAAGATCTAAATAGTTTGATTGTAGCGTTTGCTTTTGTGAAGCAGGTACACTATTCAATAAACTTCCAGCAGTAATACTCATAATTTTGTAATTTTAAATTTATAATTTATTTATTTTTAATCTTAAACTTAAAGCTAGGAGAATCATCGCTAAGTACTCTTACTTTTGGCCCGCTAGTATTATCGTTTGAAAACGATTGTCTAGGATCCATATTAACATTTTTGGCTTTTGCAATACTATCTTTAATAGCATCTGCTTTTCCTTGTTCGTAAAAGTGATTAGCAATAGCATCGGGATTCATTGCTGTAAACAGAGATTTGTGATAACCTTTAGCATCTGACATTTCATTATTTTTATTCAAGAACTTCTTGACAAAATTATTAATATCGCTTTGAGTTTCTTTGACCTCACTAGCATTCTTCACATTAAACCTATATTTTTTATCTCCGACGTTGTATTCAAAACCTTTGAATTTATCGTTAAAAACTTGTTTAGTTTTTAATTTAAAAGTGTTAGTTTGTTGTTCTGCTATTTTTTGAGTTTCTTCCGACTCTTTGTTGTACCTATTAAAGAAGTCCATAGCTTTTTTAGCTTCAGGCGTTAACCTGCTTCCAGCTTTGATCTCTTCATAGTATTTGGACTTTTGCCCGTCCAGGTGGGCTTTAGCGTTGGCAACTTGCTCTTTTAACGCTATCTTTTTCTTTTTAATATCTCTTTCTTCATCAACTTCCTCGTCATACGAGAACGAATCTTCAATTAAAAATTCTACTTCATCTGATGTTAAATGAGATTTAGTTTGTTTATAGTACTCTCTTAGTACTGTCATATCGTCGTAACTAGAATAATCTTGGTTAAGACGAACGTAGTCTTCTAAGCTACCACCGGTTTCCTCCATGAAATCTACAACTTTTTGTAAATTTTCAGGTATTGCTTTACCAGTTTCTTGAGCTTCAGTTATAGCTTCAACAACTTCTTCAGCTAGTTCTTCTGTTTGCTCTTTAACTTCTTCTTCAGTAATTTCTTCTAATACTGGAGTTTCTTGTGTTTCAGCTTCCGGTTGTACTTCTTCTTGTTTTTCTGTGGTGTTGGCATCTTCAACGAGCTCAACCACTCCGCTGTCGTCAGCGTTATCTTCTTTAACTTCATCTTCTTTTGGTGTTGGTGGTTTGTCTAAATTTACTTTGATGACATCATCATCTTTTTTTGTTTGTTTAAGATCAACTTTTGTTACGTTGTCTTCAGTAGTCTTTTCGACTACTTCTTCTGTTTTCTTTTTTGCCATAATATAATATAATAATAATTAATAATTTTTATCTAGGATCAAAAGAACCTAAATCAAATCCGCTTCCTAATATATCATTACCTGCAGACTCAAAGTTTTTAGGTGGTTTTTGATTATTTCTTTGATCAATCATCTCACTTTGTTGAGTTGCTTGAATTTTTGTTCTTTCGTCTTTACGATCTTCTTTTTGTTTTTCTCTTTCTTTTATTGTTTCAGTTTCTAATTTCTTTAACTGCATGTTCATTTGAAACTCAAATTCCATAAGTTCTTTTTTATACATAACTTCTTGTTGCATTTTTTGAGCATCAATCTGTGCTTGAGTTTGTAACAATGCTATATCTAGCTGTGATTTAGCTTGCTCTTTTTGCATATCAGACTGAGCGGCTGCTTGAGCAGATTGTTGGTTAGCTTGTGCTTGAGCTTGTATATTTTGTTGTTGTTGAGCTTGATCTTTTTCTAGTTTTTTAGCTCTACGCATTTTTAATAACTGATTAGCAAGCTTAATGTTTTTAATTTCTCTAAGATCAATAGCATCAGCAAGTTCAATTAACTGTTGTTGTAAAGCCATTTGTATATTGTTTTCAAGCTGTACTTTTTCTTCTTCATCTGGTGTTAACTCTAAAAATATACCAAAGTCATATAGATGTAGCTCGCTCATTTCTTTTAATGTAGCAACGTTATGATTACCTATTTGCTGTATAAAAGCGTCAGCAGTTGGAGAATATTCTAGTATATCTGATATTCTTAATGATAATTGCTCTGCAACTTCTGATGTTAAAAATAAACCAGCTTGTAATATATGTCTTGTTGCTGTGTTAGAATTAGCAGCTGCTAACTTTTGCACACCTACTAAAGCGTTTTTGTCAGGCGTACTACCATCTCTAGCTTCATTAAGCCCGGTAGTGTCTCTAATCATTTGCATATAGTAGTTGTAAGTCTGAATTAAACTTTGCATTTTAGCACCACCATTGCTAGACTGTATTTCTTGAATAGGTACTTTACCTGGGTTCATATCACCCTCGCTTGTAAATGATCTACCAATAACAGATCCTGTTTGGAAAAACATGTTTAAAGCTTCTTGCGGGTTGTAGTTTGTTCCGTTACCCAAATCTATTTCAGCTAAACCATCAGCATCTAAATAAACACCGTCTGGTACCATACGTGATAATACTTGCTGTAGTTTTAAATGAGTTAGCTGTATCATATCAGCAAAACCAGTAATACGTTGTACTAAAGACTCTATACGACCTCTGTACATACGTGGTGCTACAATAGAATAATTCATTTTACATTTAGTATAATCGCTTTTTGGCCTCATCATGTTTTTAGCCATTTCCCATTTAAGTAGTTTACCAGTACCTAAAACTAAAGCACCTTCATACAAACACTCGACAGATTTTTGTAGTTTACCAAAACCACCTTCCATATCTTGTGGTGGGTTAAACGTGTCATCTTTTGATAAAACTTTATCAGCACCAGTACCAGTCTCTTTTACTTTATAAGTTTCGTTCATGTATGTTTTATAATTAAAGTATAATATCTGTACTTTATTTATATCATGCTCATGGCGATTATAACCTTGGTTGTAGTTTGTTTTGTGATAACTTTTGTTTTGCACTATTTCTTCTAGTTCGTTTTGATCTAGATGTGGAAACTGTTTTACAAGCTCGTTAATTGGTATTGTTTTTACTTCACCAACATAATATATATCATCAAAATAAGGAGATTCAGTATAAGAATAAACTAAATCAGCTGGATCAACATAATCTATAGTAACACCTTCAGAGGTATTGAAGTTTGTTTTTACAGCGCCTATACCTAATACTGTAAGGTCGTAGTAAAATTGTTTTTTAATTAACTCATACCTATTTCCTTCAAACAAAGTAGCTAAAGCTTGCTCTTCTGCTATCTCTACAGCTTGCTTGTAACTAAGCTGCATGTGTAGTTGTAACTCTTCCATGTTTTCAGGTAGCTTATCTTTATCATTTTTATAAAGATTCATGTTAAACTGCTCTTGAACCATGTCGTTAAACTCGCGAGTTTGCATATCTTTTATGATTGACTCCATATACTCTGTGCGTTTTTCTACACCATACGGGTCTTGGGAATAAGCTTTTATGTCGTATGTTCTTTCAGCTATACCATTTACTACTATATCAACAAATTTAGGTATAATAGGTACTGGTTTCCAGTCTAAATTTAAATAGGACAAATCACCGTTTATAGATAACTCGTCCTTATACTTTTGTATTGATTGCTCACCTCTAGCATATAGTTTTAAATTATGAAAATTATTGTGATTAGTTGTGTACCTGTTAGTACCTCTCTCAGTGTGGAACCACTCAGCCTCAATAGCCTTAGCTACTTTTAAGCCGTAATCATAGCTCATTTTCTCTAGGTCACTTACAACTTGAGAAGGAAAATAACTTTTTACAATCATATTTATTTTATTATTTTTGACGTATTACCTTTATTACTATACCTAGCAATACTTATATTTAGTTTTGGTTTTTCTACCGTAGCGTTTGGTCTATATAAATGCCTGTTATTTGCCATTATAGCTAAACCAGAGCTTATAGATGCATCATGCTTTGTTCTTTTGTTTATATCAAATTTAGCCCAGTCGTTTAACAATTCATTAAAATAGCAACTACCAAACGATCCGTCTTGCTTCATACCTACGTGATCTTGTATATACATTTCAATTGCAGCGGCGTGAGCCTGCTTTATATCTTCACTTGAGTTAGGTATACCACCTATTTCTTTTTCAGCTGTAGATAATTTATTCCATATTTTATCAGGCCTGTTCATACTAAAACCTCTGTAACCACGTCTTCTTAAATAATATAACAAACGAGGTTTGTTATTTTCTGCAAGTATAGGCATACCATAAAATACTAAAGCCATTAGAACATCTTCAAAGAATATCTCTGCAGTTTGTGGTCTAGCTAAGTACTCTAAGAAAAACTGATTAGCAGGTGCATCTTCCATACTAAACTTAGTTAAGCCGTGTAATGCGCCTTTAGAACCTACACCATCTACTGTTCCTGATATATCGTAACTATCACAACCAAAAGCACCCATATGTTCATTACCAGGGTACTTAATACCGTTTTTTATTATAACTTTGTTTTGTATATTTGTTGGTGGTACCCAACTTATTTTAAACCTACCTTTTGGATCTGGGTAAAATATAACTGCAGAGTCTTTTACACCATTAACCCATTGAAAATTACCTCTAGTAATACCTAATGTTCTAGACATTTCTTCGTTGTAATCTATTTGTTCGTATAATTTAACGAGATTAAAAATAGAATTTTTAGTCTCATCTCTAAACGCATGCTCAGTAGTTCTTGGAAACTGTCTGTAAAATTCGTTTAGTGCGTCTTGATCATTTTTTAAACCGTCAGCTTCGTTCTGCCAACTGTCTATAACGCCTATATCTATTAATTCCCCATGTGGATCGAAGACTTCATGATCCGGAGTATTGAAGACTGGGCTTCCGTGCTCATCAATAAATCCTTCGTAGTTCCACTCCATTGGGATAAAAAGAGAATATAAGCCAGACGCTGTCTGTCCATTTCTGTTTCGCTTAGTAACGTCTGATGCTCCATAT